TGCTGCGTGACGGCGCCACCGTCGGGGTCAACGCCGGCAAGAGTGGCATCGGCGATATCGTCGACGGCGACCTCTATGCCATCAACCACAATGGGCAATTGCGGGTGAAACAGCTGTATCGCCTGCCAACCGGCATTCGCCTGCGCAGTTTCAATCGCGATGAGCACCCGGACGAGGACTACAGCTTCCAGGAAATGCAGGAAGAGCAAATTGTCATCCTCGGTCACGTCTTCTGGTGGGGCATGTACGCCCGTTAGGCCAGCCTCTGTCAGATAAAACCCGCCATGGTGCGGGTTTTTTTGCGCCTGCAGAAAATCGCCAGCGCCTTTGCCTGCGGGGTTTCCATGCGTTCGTGCAATTAAAATGCATAAATAAATGCATTTATGCATTGACTGTATATGCATTCATGCATATTCTTCGTCTCAAGCCGCTCGACAAAGCAGCTCGCAACGAAGCTCTTCAGTTCCACCACAACAGGCAGCGATGAACCGGCCTCAACGGTTCAGAGGGTTGGCAACTGACCCGGGTGTGCAGCGTAAAGCACCAGAAGCAGTTATCCGGCGGGCAGGGACCGCGGTCGGAAAAACAATCTGAATGGACCCGTACCGCGCCAGTCGCGCCGAAAGGTCAACGCGAAGGACCGCATTACTGAAAAGCCCGGTGCAAGCCGGGCTTTTTGGAATGCCTACCACACGACATTTCTTTTTAACCCACCACCTGCCTTTCATTCATCAATCACCCAAGGAGGCGTGACATGACAAACGAGCAACTGGCGTTGCTGGACATGCCGATCTGGCTGGTCATCGTGCTCGCCTTGATGGGTGGGGTGTCCGGCGAAATGTGGCGCGCCGACAAGGAGGGCGCTCGCGGCTGGTCGCTGCTGCGGCGTCTGGCCCTGCGCTCCGGGGCCTGCATGATCTGCGGGGTGTCGGCGATCATGCTGTTGTATGCCGCCGGCCTGTCGATCTGGGTCGCCGGCGCTTTTGGTTGCCTCACGGCGATGGCGGGCGCGGATGTCGCCATCGGCCTGTATGAGCGCTGGGCGGCCAGGCGCATCGGCGTATGCGAGGTACCGCCGCCGGACTCCCGTCCGGATCAGTAGACCCCATTCATCGGCCATTACGGCCACCGCGCTTCGCTGCATGAACCCGCAGCCGGAGCCTGAACCCATGCACAGGAAGTCACCTTATGTCCCTCGACATCGACAGGCCGTCGCGGCTGCTGCTTGCCATCGCTCAAACCCTGCGCTCGGCGGGCCTGGGTCTGAACGTCGCAAGTCCCCAGGACTTCGACGCCACCTTCGACCAGGCCTGGGCCCTGATCACCTGCGAGCGCAATGCCAGCGCCAGCCGTGCCCCTGATGGACGTATCGCCCATGCCCTGACGATCTCGCTGCAAATCATCACGTCGCCGACGCTGGCCGATCCAGGCCTGGCCGCGTGCGATCTGGCTTGCGTACTCAAAGGATTGATCACCGATAACCGCTGGGGCTTGCCGTCCGGTCAGTGCGATCTGCCGCAAAACATCGACGCCTTGCCGTCGACTTTCCTCAGTGACGCGCAGGCCTATTCCGCCTGGACCCTGGCCTTCGACCAGACGCTCTACCTCGGTGCGCTGCTGCTCGACGACCCGCTGGGCATCCCGAAATTCGCCAGGACCTGGGAGGTCTCGAACATCGACGACCCCGATCAATACACCGAACTGGAGGACTGAGGCATGTTCGACGGGTTTTTACGCCAGCAACTGGGGCCGGTCATCGAGCGCCTGGCCGAGATGGAAGCGCAGCTGGAAGACCTTTACCGGCGCACCGACAGTGTGTGCCGGATCGGCGTGTGCCAGGAGGTCGATGCGGCCAGCAACACCTGCAGAGTCAGCCATGGCGAGTTGCTGACCCCGGCGATCCGCTTTTTCAACCCCAGCGCCGGGGCGCAAAGCGAATCGCGCATTCCCTCGGTCGGCGAGCAATGCCTGTTGCTCAACCATGGTGGCGGCGACGGCGGCGCGCAGTCGGTGGCGTTGTTCGGGCTCAACGGCAGCCAGTTTCCGCCCGTCTCGACCCAGGCTTCGCTGACGCGTCGCCGCTACCTGGACGGCACGGAAAGCGGCTACGACGATGCCCTTCACGCCTTGCACTGGAAGAACGGCCCGGCGGCGTTCAACGGCTCTCGCGAAGCGCTCGAGTTGAATCTCGGGCCGGCGAGTCTGGTGATCACGCCCGAGGCCATCGAACTGCAACTGGGCGCGGTCGGTTTGCGACTCGACGCTTCCGGTGTGCACCTGAGCGGCCCGGTGGTGGATCACCAGGGTCGCGTCATCAGTACCGCATGAAGAGTCTCCCATGATTGGAATCGATAGAAACACCGGGGCGGCGGTCGACGACTGGCCGCAGTTCGTGCAGCGCGCCACCCGGGCGCTGACCACCCCCCTGGGCACGCGGCAGAAGCGTCCGCTGTATGGCTCGCTGATCCCGGAGCTGCTGGGCCGCAACCTCGGCGATGACCTGTTGCTCCTCGCCCAGAGCCATGCCGCCCAGGCCTTTTACAACGAACAGAACGGCATCGGCGATTTTCAGCCGCAGGCCATCGTCGCCAGTCGCCGGGACGCCGGGCTGGTGTTGCGCTTTGCCGGTAGCTGGAACAACCGCACGCAAACCTTCGAGGTGGTGACATGAGCATGTTGATCCCTGGCCAGAACCAACTGGCCGAACCCTCGATTGTCACCGTCGAGGCTTTCGAGGACCTGTTCGCCGAGTTCAAGCGCTTCGTCGTCGAATACGTCGGCGCCCGGTCTGCGCAGACGGCGGTGAAGCTCAAGGCGAGCCTGGAAAACGAAAGCGAATTGCTGACCCTGGCGCTCGAAGCCTTTTGCGTGCGCCTGCAACTGCATGAACGCAAATACAACGCCCGGATCAAGCAGATGCTGGCCTGGTGGGCGACCGGGAGCAATCTGGATGCGCGCCTTGCCGATATGGGGCTTGAGCGTCAACTGCTGGACCCCGGCGATCCCCAGGCGTTTCCGCCGATTGCGCCGGTGTATGAAAGCGACGATGACGCGCGTTTGCGTTATTACCTGGCGCCCCATGCGCCGGCTGCCGGGTCGCGCATGCAGTATCGTCGCGAGGTGTTCACCCTTGGCGAGCGCCCCGTGGTGAAGGTCGAGACCCATGCGCCGGGCGAGGTCACGGTGACCTACACCTTCGCGCCGGACGGCTTGGCGGCGCAGGTCAAGGATGGCAATGGACGCCGTACGGCCCCAGGCGAGGTCATGGTCACGGTGCTGGCGCGGGAGGGCGATGGTTCGGCCTCCGAGGCGTTGCTCGACGGAGTCCGCGAGCATTTCGCCCGGCCGGACGTGCGACCGGAAACCGACCGGGTCACGGTGCAGGGGGCGCACATCAAAAACTACAGGATCCGCGTCGTCGCGAGGATCAATGCCGGCCCGGATTCGGGGCTGACCAGGCTCGCCGCACAACAGCAATTGCAGGCGTATGCCCAAAGCTGTCATCGCCTGGAAGGGCGAGTCGACCCCAGCTGGATCGACTACACGCTGCACAGCGCGGGCGCGGTTCAACTGGAAATCCTCGAGCCGCTGGAGCCGATCGTGACCACGGCTTTCGAGGCGCCGTATTGCACTGCTGTCGAGGTTGAGGTGCTGGCGTTATGAATGACGAACACTCTCGATCGAGCCTGTTGCCACCTAATAGCTCTGCACTGGAAAAGGCCCTGGATATCGGCTTTGGCGTATTGCTTGACCGCATCGCACCGCCGTTTCCCGAGCTGATGAACCCGACCGGGACGCCGTTGGCTTTTCTGCCGTACCTCGCGGCGGATCGTGGTGTCAGCGAATGGAGTTCAGAGGCGAGCGAGGTGGAAAAACGCCTGACTGTGCAACTGGCCTGGCCCACGGCGCGCCAGGCCGGGACGCGGCAGGCCCTGGAAAACGCCGCCATGGGCCTGCGCCTGAGGCCCGAAGTGCGCGCCTGGTACGAGCAGACACCACCGGGCCCGCCCTACAGCTTCACCGTCCGGGCGTTCACCGAACAACCCTACAGCGAGGCCATCGATGCCCGTCTTGACCGTCGATTGGCGGAGGCCAAGAGCGAGCGCGACCTGTTGTCGGTGTCGGTCGGCCTGAGTGCCTTCGGCAACCACGTCGTCGGCGCCGCGACGGTGTGCGGTGAGCTGACCACGGTTTATCCCATCGTTCTCGAAGGGCTGGAGGTGTCGGGTCTGGCCTTCAAGGCCGGCGCGCTCTACACCGTCGAAATCTCCACTATTTATCCACAGGGGTCCTGAATGGCCGACTATTACACCCTGCTCACGAACGCAGGAATTGCCTACGAAACCGCCTGCAAGGCGGCGGGCGTGCCGATCAAGTTGTCGCAGATTTCGGTCGGCGACGGCGGCGGCGCGGTTTACAACCCGGCGGCAACCGCCACTGCGCTCAAGCGAGAAGTCTGGCGCGGGCCGCTCAACGCACTGTTCCAGGACGAAAAGAACCCCAGCTGGCTGCTCGCCGAAGTGACCATCCCACCGGAAGAGGGTGGCTGGTACGTGAGGGAAGCCGGGCTCTGGACCGACACCGGCATTCTCTACGCCATCGTCAAATACCCGGAATCGTTCAAGCCAGTGCTGGCGACGTCGGGTTCGGGCAAGGAGTTCTACATCCGCTCGATTTTCGAGACCAGCAACGCCTCGCTCGTGACCTTGTTGATCGACGACACCGTGGTGAAAGCGACCAAGGCGTGGGTGATGGGGTACCTCGCTGACGAACTGGCAAGTACCAGGGCTGAAATCGAGGCCATGATCGCGCAGGCTTCGGCGTTGCCAGTGGGCTCGATGGTGGCGTTTCCCAAGGCGACGGTGCCGCCGGGTTTTCTGGAAGTCGATGGCAGCGTGCAGAGCATTGCGACCTATCCGGATCTGTATGCGTTCCTGGGCACGACCTTCAATACCGGGGGAGAAGGGGCGGGTAATTTTCGGCTGCCGGAGTCCCGTGGGGAGTTTTTGCGCGGGTGGGATCATGGACGGGGGGTGGATGCCGGGCGGGCGATTGGCAGTAACCAGCTCGATGCCTTGCAGAACATCAAGGGTGAGCTTTCGAGTCGTTCGTTCGGGTCTGGAGTGCTCGGGGCTATCACGGGTGGGGTTTCTCCAAGCCCGTTTGGATCGTCAAGGCCTAGTGCTGGTATTGGTGGCTCAACTCCACTTGGGCAGGCTGGAGGGTCGGTGGTCACTGATTTGACTCTCTTTGACGCCTCCTTGGTGGCTCGTACCAGTGCAGAAACCCGCCCGCGCAACCTGGCAGTCATGTGGTGCATCAAAGCCTGGAACGCGCCGATCAATCCGGGAAACATTGACGTCGCTGCGCTGGAAGCTCAGGTGCTGACGCTCAACAACAAACTTTCCCAGCTGTTCAAAACCCCCACAGACGTCAAGGCGTCGCGAGCCATCAACGTCACCTACACCAACAGTTCAACCCTGCCTATCGTCGTCAACGTGGCGCTTGTCGGTACAGCCGCGAACCAGACTGCCACGGTCATGGTCGATGGGGTCAGCATCTTCGGATCGTCGTTCCCGAACACGGGCCTTAGCCTCGCGGTGTCCGCAATTATCCCTGCAGGTTCAACCTACAAGGTTCCGACGGGCAGCTACACGATTAGCAATTGGGTGGAGATCCGCTGATGCACTATTTCATTGACGCTGCTGGAAATGTTTTTGCCTTCGTGAGTGCAACGCAAGCACCGGAAGGTCTGTCGCCCATCAGCGAGTCGGACGCTTTGGCACTGGCGGCTGCGCCATCTCCGGAGGTGGACTATCCCGCCGTGATTGCAGCTGAGCGTTACCGGCGCGAGCGCGTGGGAGTCTCGGTCAACGGCTTTGTCATCGATACCTCCCGCGAGGGTCAGGCCTTGATTGCGGGCGCTGCGGTTTCGGCGATTATCGATCCGACTTACACGTGTAACTGGAAAACCGGCAACGGTTTCATCGCATTGAACGCCTCTGAACTTCTGGGCCTGGCGACGGCTGTACGCACCCACGTGCAAGCCTGTTTCGACCGAGAGTTGGCTTTGCTACGCGCAGTTGAGAACGGCGAATACCGCGACCCCATGTTGCTGGAAGGCTGGCCTGAACCGGCACCTGACCCCGCTGCGAATGTGGGTCTACCTCCAGATCCACAATAAACGCCCCGCACCGCCGGGGCGTTTTCTTTCCCGTTGGCACACCACTCACACCCCTCAGCCCCTTCTTCAAGGGGCTTTTTCATGCATGGAGAAACACCCATGGCAGAACGCCAAACGTACACCGTAGTGCGCCCATTCCCCGTCGGGGGTGGTCACTGGTCGAGCATCGGCCAGGCGCTGAATCTGCTCGAGGTCGAGGCCAGCGCGTTGCGCACGGCCGGTCGACTGGAGCTGAAAAAAACCGAAGCTGCCGAGTCGGCTTCTCCATCCACCGCGGCGAAAAAAGCCGCTGCCAAGAAGGCTGAATAACCATGGCTGAGGTTTTGAACTTCGAGCACAACGGCATTACCGTCAATGCCACCGAATCTCCCGAGGCCATGGGTGGCCTGGGTGACAACGTCATCGGCCTGGTCGGCACCGCGCCGCAGGCCGACCCGCTGATTCCGCGCAATGCGCCGTTTCGCATCAACAGCTTCACCACCCAGGCGCTGCTCGACCCGACGGGGGCCGAGGAGGGCACGCTGTATCACGCGGTGTTCCAGATCCTGAAGGTGGTCAAGGTGCCGGTCTACGTGGTCATCGTCGAAGAGGGCGCGACCCCGGCGGACACCCTGAACAACGTCATCGGCGGCATCGATCCGCTGACCGGGCGCAAGCTCGGCCTGGCCGCATTGGGCGGCGTGCCCGAGGACCTGACCATCATCGGCGCGCCGGGCTTCACCGGCACCAAGGCCGTGGCCGGTGAGTTCGCCTCGTTCGGCAAGCGCATCAAGGCCCGCGTGGTGCTCGACGGCAAGGATGTCGCGGTCGCCGATCAAATCACCTACAGCCAGGAACTGGGCGGCGCGGAGCTGGGTTTCGACCGTTGCCTGGTGG